TAAGCTGTTACAAGACTTCCGACTGACGTATTTCCTCCAGCAGTACCATTAGCATAATAAGTTCCCGATCCACCATTACCTCCACCTCCTATAGTTACTGAATAACTATTTGATCCTAAAGAGCTCATAGGTGCAATATAAAAAGCACAAGCACCACCGCCTCCGCCTCCGCCACCGCAAAAATGTTGGCTATATCCACTTGTTACACATAAGTAAGTTTTACTACCTCCGCCACCACCAGCATTAGCTAAAATAATTACAAAATCACCTGTTGATGGTTTAGACCAAGTTCCACTACTTGTAAAACGAGTATGTTGAGCACCTCCTGTAGCAGTAAGAGTAATACCAGATAATGATAAACCACTTCCAATATTTAAATATCTTAACTTGGTTGCAGAATCATCCCAGAATGGAATTCTATCCTCTCCAGGATCATCAGCACTAAGAACACCACTATTAATACTAAAAATATTAGATGTTGTGCTATTAAGAGACATAGATGCATCTGAACCAGGATTTCCTTGTTGTCCTTTCTGACCCTTGGTTGAGTTATCAGCACCAGTTTGTCCTTTTTGTCCTTTAGTGGAGTTATCAGCACCAGTTTGTCCTTTTTGACCCTTGGTTGAGTTATCGGCTCCTGCTTGACCTTTTTGTCCTTTAGTGGAATTATCGGCTCCTGCTTGACCTTTTTGACCCTTAGTGGAATTATCGGCTCCAGTTGCTCCTTTTTGACCCTTGGTTGAGTTATCGGCTCCTGCTTGACCTTTCTGTCCTTTAGTGGAATTATCGGCTCCAGTTGCTCCTTTTTGACCCTTAGTGGAATTATCTGCACCCGTTTGACCCTTCTGACCCTTAGTGGAATTATCTGCACCCGTTTGACCCTTCTGACCCTTCTGACCCTTGGTTGAGTTATCAGCACCAGTTGTACCTTTCTGTCCTTTAGTGGAATTATCAGCACCAGTTTGTCCTTTTTGACCCTTAGTAGAATTATCTTCTCCTTTTTGACCTTTTTGACCCTTGGTTGAGTTATCAGCACCAGTTGTACCTTTCTGTCCCTTAGTGGAGTTATCAGCACCAGTTTGTCCTTTCTGCCCTTTAGCACCTGATGGACCTGTAGTTTCTATTCTTTTCCAAACACTACCATTCCACTTCCATTGCACACCATTCTGGATATGGGTTTGATTAGTACTAGGACTACTTGGAAAATCGAATGCTGCCATATTCTTACTCTGGTATTACTACAAAATTATACGCAATTGCCACATCATTAGTGTTTATACCTGATTCAGTCCACAAACTAATTTTATGCGTATTAGCTAGCATAATTTCTAATGGGAAGTAACCACTACTTCCTACCATTTTATAAAAGTTATTGCTAGATTGGGTTGCACGTGCAAGTTCTTTTCCTGTCCTTAAATCTTTTCCTACTTCAAAGTCTATTACACTAAGATTGTTGCCTCCTGTATGGTTTAGATCACCTGAATTGAGATAACTGGATGGACTAAATGTTGGACTAGGTCCATAGAATATTTTCCGATCCTGATCAGCACCACTACCACCGCCTTTCAACCAATTCCACAAAATTCTTACATTACCACCAGTGGTATTCTCATAAAGAGTCCGAACAACATGATTACCTGTTCCTAGTAAAACTCCGTTATATACTGTTGCTGCCATAATTTTAAATTACCTCTTTAATATTTAGAATCATAATGGAATCTGCCAATCACTAACAAAAGGTGCTGTACCTCCTGGAGGTCCTGCAGGTCCTTGAGAAACTGTTACCCATTGACTACTATTACCATCATTATAATAGACATGTAAATCCCCATCATCACTATCCCACCACATATCTCCGTGGGAAGAAGGACCAGCTGGTGGAGAAACAGATATATCCAATCCAGCAACACCAATTTCACCTTTTTGTCCCTTGGTTGAGTTATCTGCTCCTTTCTGTCCCTTAGTGGAGTTATCAGCACCAGTTTGTCCTTTTTGACCCTTAGTAGAATTATCTTCTCCTTTTTGACCTTTTTGACCTACTTCACCTTTCTGTCCTTTTTGTGCTTCTCCTTTTTGACCCTTCTCTACTTCTCCTTTTTGACCCTTGGTTGAGTTATCCTGTCCTTTCTGACCTTTATCTCCTTGCTGTCCCTTTTGACCTTTTTGTGCTTCTCCTTTTTGACCCTTAGTAGAATTGTCTTGCCCTTTTTGACCTTTATCACCAAATCCTTTTTGTCCTTTATCACCTGTAGTACCTTTCTGCCCCTTCTCACCTTTTTGGCCCTTCGCTCCAGCAGATCCACTTACTGGAACCCATCCACCACTTTGTCGAATGTAAACTGCCATTTAATATTTTTAGTTATTTATTATGACCAAGGTAAATCACCTGAATCTAGACCCTGATTTTCACGAGTATCAATTTTACCTTTAAGTTCATTTTGATATTGAGTTATTGTAGAGATTCCAATCTTCTCTTTAACCCACTCAAGAACTTTAGTTTCAGTCACTCCATTATAATTTATATCAGGACTTATCCCATCTGTAGAGAATCCAACACTATAATCTTTTGTTTCCTTATAAACCACCCCACCAGGACCAGTAGCAATACCAGTTAATGATCCTTGTGCCAGAATAATTAATCCATTTGCTGGATAATGCATTAAATTAGTAACATTCCAAGAAAATGTTGTTGTAGTTGAGATTGCCATAACTTTTAAATTACAATAATTTTACATTGACCATGTCCACCAGCACCAACAGAACCAGTAGATCCTGAGTTACGACTACCTCCTCCACCACCTGGAACAGATCCTGCAGTTCTATTTGCACCGCCATTACCACCCATTGAACTATGAGAAGCACCTCCTCCATTGCCGCCGCCACCGCCGCCAGCACCAAAAATTGCATTAGCACCAGTATTTGCGTTGTATCCACCTGGCCCTCCATCATATGCAGTTAATCTGGCATTTATAGAAGTACCGAAAGGTTTTCCTCCACCACCACCAGTACTTGAACCACCCCCACTTCCACCACCAGCCATCATATAGTAAGAATCACTGGTAGTAGCAAATGTAGAATCTTGTCCTGATTCTCCCTGTTCTCCTCCAAGGTGAGATGATCCACCTTTACCTACTACAATCGAAACACTAGAAGGTAAATCATTTAATTTAATTAATTGATAACAACAAGCACCTCCACCACCACCTACACCTGCTCCATTATTTTGGAAGCTTCCACATCCTCCACCACCCCAGATCCAAATATGTGCCATAGTTCCATTAGAAGGCTTAGTCCAAGTTTGTGTAGCACCACTAGTAGTATAATTAAATACTGTTTCGCTAATTGATGCATAAGATGACTGCTGAGTTGTTGAAGTATCATACCAAAGATCACCATCACAAACTCCAGTAGTTGGTGCAGAAGTTTGTATCCACTTAGCACCATAAGCATTACTTTCATCTGAAATAGTAATTGTACTACCACTTACAGTAATTGGTTTGGGACTCCAACCACTACAAGTTGGATCATAAACTACGGAAGCAACATTTGATGCACCCTTTTGACCCTTAGTTGAGTTATCCTGTCCTTTCTGACCTTTATCTCCTTGCTGTCCCTTTTGACCTTTCTGGAAATCTCCCTTTTGACCTTTTACAGTACTAGGTTCACCTTTTTCACCTTTATCATTTACTTCACCTTTTTGACCCTTAGTGGCTGCACCATCTGCTCCCTTTTGACCCTTATCATTTGCTTCACCTTTCTGTCCTACTTCACCTTTCTGACCCTTAGTAGAGTTATCATCACCTTTTTGACCCTTCTCTACTTCTCCTTTTTGACCCTTGGTTGAGTTATCTTCTCCTTTTTGACCTTTTTGACCTACTTCACCTTTCTGACCCTTTTCTGCTACTGCACCATCTTGTCCTTTTTGACCTTTAGTAGAATTATCTTCTCCTTTAGATCCTTTATTACCTACTTCACCTTTTTGACCTTTTACAGTACTAGGTTCACCTTTTTGACCCTTATCATTTAATTCACCTTTTTGTCCTTTATCACCTTGACCTTTTTGTCCTTTATTGCCATCTTGTCCTTTCTGACCCTTATCTCCTATTTCACCTTTAGAACCCTTATCTCCTATTTCACCTTTTTGACCTTTCTGACCTACTTCACCTTTCTGACCTTTTTGTGCATCACCTTCCTGTCCTTTCTGACCCTTGGTTGAGTTATCCTGTCCTTTCTGACCTTTATCTCCTTGATTTCCTTTATCTCCAATATCACCAGTTCTGGCAAAAGTTATTATTACCTCCTCATTATTTTGGAATATTCCAGCACCAGCACAATCCCCACTTATAAGATCTATTACTACTTTATGATATCCAGTTGCTTCTGTACTTGATCCAGTAATGGAAAACATTGCAAAATCATCAGAATTTCCTTTATTGGATATTCTTACATGACCTTTAAGTGTTGATGTTGAATCATCAATCGTTCTTAAATAGGATTCAATATTTGTATTTGTACCACCACCATCAACATCATCAATAAACAATCTAGTTGCAGTAGATACTGCTCCAGTATTAAGTGATAATTTACCTGTACCAGGATCTGCATCAGATGTTGAATCATTAAACTTATATTCAAAACTTATTCCACCAAAAACACCTGCTTGCCCTTTTTGACCTTTATCGTTTTGTTCTCCTTTCTGACCCTTATCGTTTTGTTCTCCTTTCTGACCTTTTTGTGCTTCTCCTTTCTGACCTTTTTCAGGTTCTCCTTTAGATCCTTTATCACCTAATCCTTTCTGCCCCTTTTCTCCTTTAGATGCTTCCTGTCCTTTCTGCCCTTTAGCACCTGGATCTGGTATTCTTCTCCAAGCATATCCATTCCACTGCCATACTCTACCACCTAACGAATAGGTGTCACCATTGGAAGGAGAATCTGGAAAATTTATTGCCATCTATAGATATACTTTCTGATTATTTAGTTGCATTCTACGTAGTACCAAGTTACAGCAACTCTTTTTTTTCCTCTCTCAACTGGTTCACCTGAATGTGGATATGACCAATTTGAAGGAAAAATTAAACCATATCCTGGTTTTGGTTTGAATAAAGTATGAGGAAACGCAGTTCCTCCACCAATTTCAGATTCTTTCAAATACAATATTACAGATATTTGTCTATGATACTCTTTTAGATGAGGGAGAACTGCTGCATCATGATGAAATCTATAGTGCTGACCTTTAGAATATTCTAGTATTTGTATTCCTTCTCTCCAAGAACTTGTAAGGTTTGCACCAGGAACAGGATAAAAACTAAAATTTTCATGTATCTTCATAACTCTTCTCTTGTATTCATCTAAAGCATTATTCATAGCAGAGTGTATTAATTTACACTCACGAACATCTTCATCCAAAAATGCTACGGTACTAGATCTTATATTATTATCAACCTTAATGTCTCCTCTCTCCTCTTTTGAAGCAAAAACTAAACTTGATTCAAAAGTTAATGTATCAATATAAGTGTTTATTTCATCAAGTTGATTATCATCAAGAAATTTGATGACCTGTATCAAATCATTCATTATGAAGGTGTCGTTGGCCAACTAGAGTGTGAGTGATTGTCTGCTAATGCTTTTGCTGTTAAATTAGAATCTGCTGCTATGGTTGCTGGAATATCTCTTAATGCCTGACGATATGTTGCCCATTCAGTTTTCTTACTAGAAGATAATGGAGAATCATTACCTTGAGTCCAATCAGATTGAGTTAATAATATATTTCTATAACCCTTTACTTCATCTAAATGATCTCTTGCCGCTTCAAGTGCATTTGCTTGTGCAGTTTTTTCAGAAGCATGATCAGTAATTGCTTGCGAATATATTCCCAAACTTGTAATTGCCTCATTTCCCTTTGTAGGGATTGTTCCTGCAGTTTGTCTATATTCAATCCAACCCTTACTTGTATCAGTATCCCAATTTACTGCCCAAACATCAGTAGGTATCCAAGATATATCAGTATGAGTAACTGTAATAACTTCATCATTATAGATGATTATATTATCTTCAGCAATAATTGTTAACTTAGGCATCTATCTCTCCAGTTATGTTTTTAATTTCTCTAGGTTGTTGACTTAATTTTTGTTTCATATCTTGCTTATATATCTCTTGTGCCTGTAAACTTACCTTTACAGATTCATTTCTAAAAGATTCTATGGCAGCACCAGTTTGTCGTTGCATTTGTGAATTTTCAACTAATAACATAGGAACCCACTTAACAGCACAATCCCACTCATCAACTTCTTCTCCAGTTTGAGGATTCATACCACGAACCTGAGTGAACCAAGAACACTGTAAACCAATACAATCTTTATTAATTAATGGGCAGAATTTACCTGCTTCAATTTTCATTATATCAATTCTTTGAGCATATTATAACATCAACATACTGAACTCGCAAGTCAACAGTACCAGAACTACTAACACTAACAGTATCACTATCAGATCCAGATCCAGAGAATGATGCACCACTATGATCGTGACTACCTAGTGGATGTAAGTATATTGCGTGATGGTGAGATCCATTTGATCCCTTACTATTAACGTTAGGTTGTCCTGAAGAACCAGAGTTTCCAGTATCCATGAAACCATACTGTCCACCTGAAGATCCAATTGGAGCATGATATTGATGATTGTGTGATGGTAAATCTGCTAAAACTGATGCGTGTTGGTCTGTTACTACATTCAAATGTCCTATATTCTTTGATGGAATAGTACCAGTAGTACCACTAACACTAATACTAATACTAGCAGTTCCAGATCCACTAACACTAATACTTTTGTTCTCAAAAGTACTGGTAAATGAATTATTACCTCCAGTACCACCACCAGATCCACTTACAACTCTAAGTGCTTTATTATTATTTGAAGTTGATTTTGTCCATCCAGTCGGAGCAGAAGCCTGATAAAATACCATCACAGATCCTGAAGGAACACTTGCTGATGGAGTAGATGGAAAATTAGTAAACTCTAATCCATTCTCAGAAGAATTAACCTTAACAGTTTTACCTGCCTGACTACTATAAGAACTTGGATCAACGTCACTTAAATTTAAAAAGGTATTACTTCCTGGTGGTCCTGGTGGTCCTGCTTGTGAACTAGGTTCTCCTTTCTGACCTTTTTGAGGTTCTCCTTTCTGCCCTTTTACGGGTTCACCTTTTTGTCCTTTAGTTGAATTATCTGCACCTGGTTGACCTTTCTGACCTTTTTGAGGTTCTCCTTTCTGTCCTTTTTCTATTTCGCCTTTCTGCCCCTTGACAGATTCACCTTTTTGTCCTTTAGTTGAATTATCTGCACCTGTTTGACCTTTCTGACCTTTTTGAGGTTGTCCTTTCTGCCCTTTTACGGATTCACCTTTTTGACCTTTTTGACCTTTTCCCCCCTTTACACCAGAAGATGGATCTTTTTTCCATACAGTTCCATTCCAAATCCAAGTTATACCATTATCAGTATAAGTGTCATTGGTATTGGGACTATTTGGAAAATCAAATGCTGCCATTTAAAATATTACCATTATATTAGTATTTAGATTGTAGTTCCAGTTCCAATTTGAGGTATCCACATTTAAACTACTACGACTCTAACTTCGCCTCTGGCACCTGATCCACCACCAGCACCTCCTCCACCTCCTGGTGCTGTACCATTACTTCCATTACCAGCACCACCATTTCCTCCACCATAACTGGTTCCACCAGACTGACTAGAATTATTCTTTCTTCCACCTCCACCAGCACCAGCTATCCATGCATCAGCACCAGGATCATGACGATCCCATCCACCGCCACCGCCACCGCCGCCATCACCACCTTTACCAACACCTGGAAGACCCGTATAACCTGCTTCATCTCCTCCTCCAGCAACACCACCTGTTCCAACTCCAAATACTGCTCCACCAGCTCCTCCATCACCACCTAAATTGGAATATTGATTAGCATAACCACCTTGTCCACCAGCAACGGAATATTTACTACTCTTAAATTGTGATGTTCCACCAGATCCACCACGTCCTCCATTACTACCTGGTCCTCCACCAGTCCCAACAGTGACAGATTCTGTAGAACTAAGATCAGACATTGGGATAGTAAATGTGGCATATCCACCTCCACCTCCACCACCTTTAAAGTCGTTACCATTACCGCCACCGCCACCGCCAGCCCACATATAGATAACAACCATATTACCTATAGATGGTTTAGTCCAAGTTCCAGATGTTGTAAAGACCTGAACACTATTAGTAGCACTTGTTCCTTGAATACCTTGTGCTCCTTTCTGTCCTTTAGTGGAGTTATCAGCACCAGTTTGTCCTTTTTGACCTTTAGTGGAATTATCGGCTCCTGCTTGACCTTTTTGTCCTTTAGTGGAATTATCGGCTCCTGCTTGACCTTTTTGACCTTTATCGTTTTGCTCTCCTTTTTGTCCTTTAGTTGAATTATCTGCACCTGTTTGACCTTTTTGTCCTTTAGTGGAGTTATCTTGACCTGGTTGTCCTTTTTGTCCTTTAGTGGAGTTATCTTGACCTGGTTGTCCTTTTTGTCCTTTAGTGGAGTTATCTTGACCTGGCTCTCCTTTATTTCCTTTAGTAGAATTATCTTGACCTGGTTGTCCTTTTTGACCTTTAGTTGAATTATCAGCACCAGTTTGTCCTTTTTGACCTACTTCACCTTTTTGTCCTTTAGTGGAGTTATCTGCTCCAGTTGCTCCTTTTTGTCCTTTAGTTGAATTATCAGCTCCTTTTTGACCCTTTACTGTACTAGGTTCACCTTTTTGTCCTTTATCATTCTGCTCTCCTTTTTGTCCTTTTTGACCACCTGAAGGTCCTATTTCACCTTTACTTCCTTTTAAAGCACCAGATGTTGTAATTGAAACCCATTGTGAACTATCACCATCATCATAATAAACATGTAAATCTGAATCATCACTATCCCACCACATATCACCAGCAGATGGTGTTGGTGAAGTTGGTGGATTTATACCAATTGAAATAGTTTGTCCTTCTCCCTTTTGACCTTTATTACCCTGTGCCTCTACATTACCTGTTTGACCTTTTTGCCCCTTATCACCTACTTCACCTTTTTGCCCTTTTTGCCCTTTAATACCTTTATCACCTACTTCACCTTTTTGTCCTTTAATACCTTTATCACCTTGTTGTCCTTTCTGACCCTTATTACCCTGTGCTTCTACATCACCT